GCCAGGGATGAACTCCCAAATACCGTCCTCGATAAGGACTTGCGGGTAGTTCTTGACCCATTCGCTGTTGATGTGGCGGACGGACTTCTTGAAGATGGGGCTGCCACCGAGGGCCGGGTAGATGGTCAGGCTGAAAACGCCTGACATATAGTCCCGAACTACGATGGCGGCACTGGGGTCCTTGGTCGTGTCACCGCCGTGGAAGTAGTGGACCGGATAGCCAACAAGGCTGGGACGGGATGTGTTGCGAGTCAGCTTGGGCATGAGAGGCTTTCTAATGGGGGTTACGAAACGGGGCCAAGGGTGACGCCGTCTGCAGAGGCCTGACTTTTCTTCTGGTCACGCCGCTTCTTTCTTTCCTGAAAACGATGATACGCCATGCCAGATTTCCGACGGTCATCCGACGGAGGCGTGTAGGTCGGTGAGTAGGCAGCGAGATACCGCAGACAATCGACGAAGTCGCAGATCTGGCGCGGCTGTGGTTCGTCGAGGATGACCTTCTTGTCGACCTGCTTCTTACGGTAATGCTCGAGCTGGCGAACGAGCGAAGGGCAGTGATCGCGGACGATGCGAAGGATGGGCTTGCCGTTGCTTTGAATGGGCAGGAGTCCGCGTATCATGCCGATTCCTCCCATGACGTCGTCTGAGGCGGGCATGAACGTGCTGCCGGTGAGCCTGCTACGTAAGTGTAAGTCGTGGAAGGCTTTAGAGTAAACGGAGCCAACGCTGTCGCCGTAGCCCATCGGGGTCATTCGGCCCGCGTGCGAGTCGATGAGGAACGTTTCGAAGAACTGCCCCTGCGTCTTGTCATAGACGCGACGCGCAAGCTGATACGCATCAATGCGCGACCCAGCAATTTCGTCGTAGACCACAATCGCCCGGCCGAGTTCCGGAGGAGGCACGCAAGCAAATAGCACAGCAGGCCGCACGTGCCCCGGGTCCAACACCAAGTACCGCGTCCATTCAAGCGGCGGTTGGCCACCACGAGATCGAATAGCCGTGTCGATTTGGTCATCGAGGTCCACCGTCTCGGCTGGCGTTACGTGGACAGACTTATGGAACGACGGGAACATGAGGATGTTGTCGGTGAGGAACTGACCGAGGTCACGAGCACGGGCCTCGTCCGGGTCGTCCTCCCAAGCCTTGAGTCGCTTGCGCTTTTCGTCGGGGTCGATGAACGGGTTATCCGAGAACGTCACCACCGTCTCGTGGACGTCCGGAGGGTTGACCCCTTCCTCGGCATCCTTGAGGGCCCGCTCGCTCATCGCTGTGAGGGCGGGGTTTTTTGAGTGCGGAAACGCCGACCAGATCAGCCGCCCCTTCATGTCGGACAGACGGGCCTGCCACTCAGCGACAAACGCCGGGTATTCGATGTCTTCGTCGATCCAGATCAGGTCCACCTTGTCACCCTGTTTCGGGTCGGTGTTCGAGGTGAACGCGTAGATTTCCGTGTTGTTTGTCAGCCGGATAACGCTGAAGATGTGCTGGGACTTCCGCTCCCACGCTGTCCCCTTAGGGAGCACAAAGCGCGGCGGAATGAACGGCGGAGCTGGGCGGGTCTCTTGAATGCGTGCCGCATCAGAGGGCTCCCAAGGACGCCACGAACGCCACTCACCGGTGACTTGGTCTTTGATCATCTTGAAGGCACCGGCACGGAACAGAAGCCGGTAGATCGGTGAACCGATGTGGTCGACGCCGAACCCAATACACCAGATGACGAACGGCTCTTCGCGGTTGAGGCGATACTTGTACGGGAGTGGGTTTCCGTCCGGGCCGAGGATGGGCATACCCGTAGCGGCTGATGCGACCTCGGCTGCGGCAGAAGTCGATTTGCCTGAACGGTTTCCGCCGCGAATGATGTTTTCTGATGCCAGTGTTGTGTGAAACGGCATCTGGTTCGGCAACGTGCGGTACATGCGCAGGGCGTCAAGACGCCGACGGGCACTCTCGCGCGCCACTTCCTGCAGACGCGCAACGTGTTGCCGGTTGAGCGACATCAGGCAACTTCCTCTTCGGGGTCCGACTCAGCCATGATGCGAGTGGACGCACCCATCAAGGTCTGCAGCTCCTTCTCGAGTTCTTCGTCGGTCAGAGTCTGCACGTCAGGGGCGGTCATTCGCTCCTGGGTACTCTGCAGAATCATGTTCGAGAGGGCCTTTAGGTTGCTGGCCAGAGTGTTGCTGGCGGGGTTTCGCTCGAGGCAAGCGTAGATGTGGTACTTCCAGAGCTGGCAAAACTCCTCAAGGCCACCCAACTGGTGGACCATCTCGGCAGCCAGCTCGGAGATGTGCGGGACGTTGATCTTCGTCCCCGACACCTCAGCAATTACCATCTTGAGAGCTTCGTCGCGACGTGCTGTCGCCTTCACGAGCTTCTTGGTTTGCTTGTCCTGTTCGACGCACTCAATGCAACAAATGCGGATGTTGCTCTTGGTGTAGTCGAATTCCGCCAACGGCTTCATGAGACGGCATGACGGGCAAACCCGCATCGTGCCGTAGTCATAAGGGTCTTTGGATTCTGCCATGTACAAAAACCACAGTCCGGGGTTTCCCGGACTGTGGCCCCCCATTGAGTGGCCGAAGCCAGCTCGTTGCTAAGGCATGGACTGTTAGCCGCCTTGTCGCAGTTTGATGAACACTCGGAAGAGTGCCCCTGCGGTCGAGGTCGTTTCCATTGCCCAGCCGACGTCCGTGACGCCCGGTGTGGATGCGTTGGTTTCGACACGACCGCCCGTGGTCGTTCCGGCTTTGACCGCCACGAACTCGGTGCAGGTTCCGGACGCCTCGTTGAGGCATTTGCCCGGACCTTCAATCACGATCCAGAAGCACTCACCGTTGGCCACGCCAGCGGACGGCAGGTATTCATCGACGACGCCCACCGGGGTTTCACCGGAAGTGGCAGTCTCATCGACGATCCGCTGCAGCGCGTAGCCGGTCTTGTAGACGACGGTTTGGCCCGGCAGGAGGGCTCCACCGGAATCGTTCATGACCCAGCGGCAATGAACCGTTGCACCCGACAGGGCCGGTTTGACCGGCTCGGTGCTCGACCAGTTCACGTCCGGGAATTCAACGACCTGTCCCAAGAGGTGCGGCAGTTCGCCAGATGCGGCTGTCTTTCCGCGTTCGTACAGAGACTTCTTATCAACCATCACAAACCCCCATTAGGCGTAGTTGTACAGCTTGGCGAAGTGCTTCGGATTGAAACGCATGTTGCCGAAGAACCCGAGCTCAAAGAGGTAGGACTTCGACTCGATGTCCCACTCCGGACCATCCGGGCGGAAGAGCACGCTGTCGAGAGACGACAACTGCATCTCGTTGACGTTGAGTGCGTAACCCGTGTTCGGCGGGCAGTTGTATTCGTACTTCACCATGACGCCGTCGAAGTTGAGGGCATCGGCGAAACCGAGGTCCTGAGCTTCCTTGTGCGGAACAACAACGCGGTTGCGCGCCGCTTGGAAGTTCTGGAAGTCACCGAACAGGTCAGAGCTGAGCAGGAAGCAGGTCGGTCGACCTTCCTTGCCGCCCGTGGTTGTGAGCCAGATCACCGTCTGGCGCATCGCCCGTTCGCAGTTTTCTTCAAACGTGGTTCCACCAGTCTTCCACGCCGTGGACGACCAGTTGATCAGCTTGGGCGACATGAAGTCGTACTCGACGTCGCCAGTACCCGACGGCCAGTCCGTGGCAATCGTGGCGTTCGGGAAGTTCCCGGTACCGAGGGCCGAGGTCCACGATCCGGAGATCGCACCAAGCTGGGTTGAACGGCCAGCGTAGGTGTCGGACGGACGGGCCACTTTGTCACCAGCGACGGTGGCGTTGTCGTCGTCGAGGAAGGACTCGAGTCCATGCAGCCGGTTTTCGTTCCCGGACGCATTGCCGTCGACATAGATTTCGCCGCCGAAGGTGTCTGTGAGGGCCTTCGTCATGCGCTGAATCTTGGTGTCGTACAGGTTGACGATGGCATAGATGCCCTTGTTCATCAGCTCCTGCTTCTTGGTCATGCGGTCGGTTACGGTGTAACCGCGCCAATCCAAGGTGAGCTGACGAAGCGCGTCGTGCGCCGAGAAGGTCTGGTCGCCTGCGTCGCCGTACTGGCGGACGTCCGGCTGGGAGTATTCCAGATCCCAAGTGCACTGATAGCTGCTCTCGTTCATCTGGATGCGACCGTTTTCGCGAAGCAGTCGCAGGACGAGACGCTTACGAATGGTCTGATCCGCAGCACCCTTGAGGTACTTCGGTGCAGTCGCGTTAATAATCCCTGTCCATTCAGCCATTGTTTAACCCCTCAGCCTGTTTGTGGAAGTTCGCCGCGTTCGCGGGCTTCGGCCAAAGCCATCTGTTTGAAGGAGAGCTTTTCGTTCTGGGCGACTTGGTTTTCCGCAGCCGAAGCGATTGAGTTGTCGCGAGGTGTCGTTCGCTTTGCTGCACGAGCACGATCGAGAAAGTTCTGTTTCTTGTCTTGCGGTGGAGTTTCGTCGATCTCGTAAGACTGGGGGGCTTGGTCGGGCGGAGGGTAGACGAATGCGTCGGTCGGGTTGTCGTTGCGAGTCTCGTTCTTGCGGCGACCGGGAGCCTTCTTTTCGGCGGCAGCGGCTCGCGCCATCTGTTCCGCCTCGTGACGCTCCCATTCCAGTTCAAGCAGCCGCACTTGCTTTTTGGCGAAGTCCTGTTGCTGGACCGGATCAGCGACGCCAGCTTCTTCGGCTTTTGACCGGTAGTAAGCGAATGCTTTACCACGCGGTGTTAGCACAAAGTTACCGAGCGAATCGTAGATCGGATAACCGTTTGCGTCCGTCTGGTAGAACTCTTTGTAGTTGCTCTGGATGTAGTGCTCAGCCTCGCGGTGGCGCTGCTCGATGTAGGCCTCAGTTCGCAGTTTTTCCTGAAATTTCCCGAGTTTTTCTTCGAGGAGCCGTTCGAGTCCCGCCTCGTTGAGGGTTTCCAGCGGGTTCGTAAAAAATTTCGTGCTGAACTGCTTGCGGTGATTTACGAAGGCGTTAACCTTGTCGACGACCGCAGGATTGACCCACTGGTTTGCCGGAACATAGCGTCCCGTGGCCTCGTCAATCTTGACGAGGTTCTCCCATTCGGGGTCCCATTCCGGGGCCTTCCAGCCCTTTTCTTCCTGCTGCTGCGGCGGTGCCTGATTTGCAGCGTCGCGCTCTTGCATCCACCGTTCGAACTCACCGGCGTTCGCGTAATATCGCTGAGCGACGGAGCTGGCCTGATCCAGTTCGCGCTGCATGCGCTCGTAGTTCTGGATCTGGGGGAGCCCGTTGACGAAGAGCTTTGCGAGGTCTTCATCGGTGGCTTGGCCGGGGTCCAGTCCTTCGCGCTTGAGGTGTTCGCGAAGGACTGAACCTGGGTTGGGCGGGGCAGCCGGAGGCGAAGGCTGCTGAGAGGCCAAGTCCCGAAGGGACGGTGACGGAGTGTGGAGTGGAGCATCTCCACCTCCGTCGGGAGGAGAGGTGTCGTTCGAAGGCGGGAGCGTAAAGGGCTGCGGTGACTCGAGGCTGGCGTTCGATTCTTCGGGCGGTTGCCAGTTAGGGTCGATCGGCGGCATCACAAATCCTTTGAGCAATGGGGGTTCAAGACTCATAGGGATAGGCAATATGCAGGTGTGAAAGAAGGGCGTTCCGGCGCGAACTGCCTGAAGTGAGCGAAAATGTGGGGAACTGACTGGCCTTGTGAGCGCGGTGGCGTATAAGAGTGGATGGCCATCGACATTGAGGTTGAGCAGCTCATCACGTGCTACGGCGGCAAGAAGCTTCCGACACGCCCATCACCGAACACGATCCGGAAGTGGATCACTGAGGGGTGCGCATCGAAAGCAACCGGCGAAACCGTGAGACTCGAGCATGTTCAGATTGGTGGCCGCATCTACACGAGCGTGGAAGCGTACAGCCGATACATCGCCAAACTGAGCGGTCACGACGACCAAGGGGAGACACGATGTCGAACGTGCGGTCACGACAGTTCTTCTTCCGACCCCTCGAATCCATAGACGCCTCGTCGATTGTGGTCTGGCAACGGAACAAGAGCCTGCTAAAGGTCGCCTTCAAGTGTTACTCGTGTGGCGGCACGGGCATCAGGAATATGAAGATCGAGATGCGCACTGCAAAGACCTGCCCGGAATGTGGGGGGTCTGGGTGGTTTGGGGTAACTGGGGAACACACGACGAGCCTGCCAGGAAGTGATGGGCGGCTGGTCGTCATGCAGCATCGGTATGCCCACAAGCTTCCATTGTGGCACGACAAGGACGGGACGGATTCGCAGCGCGGAATGAAGTGGGGCGAATATCCGAAACCCGTACGGCAGAAGGGGAAGGGTGAAAAGGCTTCAGCGGACTACAAGATTCGCAAGCGGTGCATCAAGCTGCGAATGACAGCGGGCCTCGAGAAGGCTGAAGAGTTCATGCATTGGGCGATGGGTCGGATGAGGGATCGTCAGCCCGAACCAAAGCTTCCCGAAGCTGCAACAACGCCCGCTCCTGAATCTGCCGAACGCGCTCCTTCGTGATGTTGAAGCGGCGGCCAATCTCCACAAGGGTTTCCCCTCGCATGCGACGCATCAGCATGTCTCGCTCGCGGCGGGACAGTTTCTCGACGTGTTGCCAAACGTGACGGAACTGGTCGGCCGTGGCTACGTCCTCGAACGGATTGCACTTGGACGGCACCACCGAGGATTGGTGGTCCGTGAGATAGGGAACGCCCTTCTCGATGATGGCCTGTGTGGCCGGAGGGAGAGGCCCAGAGTTCTTGATTGTCATGGGGACCGGCTGAGACTTGAACTGCCGGTAGCCTGGGACCCGGATCGTGCGGCACGTTGAGGAGATACCGGCCTTCATGAAGTTGTTGATCATGTTGCCGGAGAACGTGGAGAGGCGAGAGAAGCGGGCATCGAAGGATCGGACGGCCCGAATGAGCCCCATGTTCCCCATCTGAATCAGGTCGTCGAGTTCCACCCCGTGATGCAAATAGCGGTGGGCGATTTTCACCACCCACCGCAATTGCGATTCGACCAGTTTGTCAAAGGCTTCGCGGCAACCTTGGTCCTTCAGGACGCACAGTCGCTGTTCCTCCTCGCGAGTCAGTCGGCAGTTCGCCTTCTTCAACACTCGCTCGTAGGTCACCTCGATCTCTCGAGAACGGCGCACGTTCCTGTGCTTCACCATTCAGTCCTTGAATGGACGAACGAGGGCTATTCTTCGACAGGCGGCTCTTCCGGTGTCGGCTCAGGTTCCGGTTCCGGAGTGGGCTCCGGTTCCGGCTCCGGTTCCGGTGTCGGTTCGCCGGATGCGACCCCGTCCACTTCCTCACCGACGATCTCGAGGCCGATCTGGCCCGGGCGGGCCGGTGCGATCGTGTCGGTGACGATGAATGTGCGGGAGTTGGCGGATGAGTTCTCGTTGTCGTCCAGCCACTTCACTACCACAAAGAGCTTGGCATCCTGATCGACCTTAACCCCGACGTGCGGAGTGAGCGGGTCGATGTCGGTCAAGACGTTGGTATCGCCGTCGTTGATGGTGTAGCTGACTTCGACCTTTCGTACGTCGGGGTCAGTCACCTTAGGGAGGAGAATCCGGGCGGCAAGCAGGTCGGCCATTGTCGAAATCCTTTGACAAATGATGAAGAAGCTACCCGGACTGCGCATCGGGTTCTCCGGGTTCGTCGTCGGTAGGGTCAGGTGAAGGGATCTTGGTTGGCTCCTCGGGCTCCGGCATCGGGTCAGCCGTTGAGGACGCCGTTTGATGCGTTTCCACGAAAAAACTCCGTGACCTTATCGGCGGTCATGGCAGCCTGCTTCCGCAGGCTCTCCTTGATCTCGCCACCGTTAACGGCAATCCGAACTAGGTTGTTGCCGTTGTTCGATCCGGAGACGTACTTGTACTCCCTTGTGATGACTCGCACAAGGTGATCGCGTGCCCCGCCGATCTGGACGAAAACATGGACGAAGGTGTCCGGCTCCGGGGCGTTCTTCTTCACGTATTTGCTCATGTACCCGAATTCCGTCGGACGCCACCCATCTTTCCAGATGGGCTCCCAGCCAACAGCACTCGCCGCCGTGGCGGCTCGGGACACAATTGCGTTCAAGGCAACATCCAGCATGACCAGTCCTCCTTAACGGGCCGTGGAGAAACTCATGCAAGATCGCCGAAGGGAGGGTTTGAGTAAAGGTCGAAAAAAACCGCCGTGTAGCGACGACGGAGTGCTACACGGCGGCGAGATGCCGGAAGCGAAACGATCGCTTCCCGCGAAAGGATTTCAGTGGTTTCTACCTGCTGGTGAAAACCTTGATGGCTGTGACGAGCGCACCGCCTAGGATGCAACCCCAAGCAAAGGCGGGGTAGCCTGCCATGCCGCCCGCTGCGCCGATGGCGAGACTGACCGACAGACCAGCCAGATTTGCATTCGCGTTCACCAGTGCCTCCTTTGCTTCATCTGGTCCCAATCCATCATCGGCCGATTCTCCCACGCATCCATCTGCTCCTTCTGGTACCGCTCCCACCGGAGCTGTTTGGCCGTCTTCGGGGCCGGGTCCCAGTTGTAGCGGTGGCGACGCTGACGATGCAGGGTGCCAAGGTACTGCGAACCGTCGAAGACGTCGTACCCGCGACGACGGTTCCGCTCGAAGTAGATGTCGTTACCGTCCCAGTCCGCGTGGGCGGCACCGGTCATTATCAGCACAGCGAATAGCACAAGCGATCTCATTTCAGTTTCCTCGATAGTAGAAAAACAGGGGCCTTCTACGAACCGAATGGGTTTATGAGCCCCCTGCGTTCGCGAAGCAAGGGTTGTTTGATGGGCAACCCCCAGCCCAACGGGTGACACTGCCGTGGCGCGTACCCCCGTCGCGAATTGGAAGCTACGATGTTGTGTGGTACGTCATGGCCCCGTTGCTGGACAGAGTCGCTGCGTAGTCGCCCACCCTGACAAGGAACGGAGTGCCGAACGTCTGGCATCGCCAGTTACTTATGCCGCTGATGCTGTATGGCTTGGGATCATCCCCGTAGATTCCCGCCGCGATTTTATACGTCCACCGAGTCACTTCGCAGCCGGTATACTCCCCGTCTTCGTTGTAGTACCGGGTCGTTAACCACGAGTAGCCGCGAGTCCCGTCCGGATTCACGGTGTGGCGGCATTCGATGGTCATGCCCGGAAAACTGCTCGGCAGAAACGGCTTTTGGACTTCCGGATCAGGCTTCGCCTGCCATCGTAGCCCAAACGCGCCAGCCACAGCGGCCAGCGCCCCTTTGAACATATCTCGTCGAAACATCACCGGTCTCCTGCGGTAGAGGTGCTGAGGGGGTCGATTTGGCACGCGTACATATCAGACGTCCCGGATGCTGTTGATGGGCGGACGTAATAATGGGCTCTCTGGACCGGTTCGACGTTCCCGCCCGTGTTTGGCACCGGCGTTTCGGATCTCTGCTTCTGGCGGCCATCCTCGAAGCCGATCTGATAGGCCATCGCAGCCGTGGACTGCATGAACTCCGCGAGCCCACAGGGAGCCCCGTCGTAATTCGCGGAATCGTCCACGTACTTGTTGATCAGCTCGCAAAGGTACTCATAATCAATCTTGGGGGACGCCACTTTCTTCTCCTTGCTTTGGGTATGTCCTTGAAACTCGAGATACACGCCGTTCTTGGTGCTCATTTCCTGAATCTGCCTGAGAAGCTGCGACTTCGTCGCGGATTCCTCACGCCACGCATGGGGCGGTGAAACGCGGGGCGTCAGAATGAACAGCCAATGGCACACGCCCACGATGATCGAAATCAGGGCAACCAGCGGAACGGCGAGCAGTATCGCCACCGTGACCCGGCTGAAAAGGTCCAGCTCCGCGAAGTCATTGATGATGCTCGTAATCACCGATCCTCCTTCCCGATGTCAGTGATTGTGACCTTGTGGGCCGGGCACACCAGCTTACCGTCAACGAGACGCCAACCGTTAGCGTGCGCCGGGGTGGGGGCGTGGGTGTGAATCGGGCACGGCTCGTCCGGTTGGGCGTCGCCCGCCTTCTTCTCGCCCTAAGCTGCGTACCAAAAC